TATACTAAGGGTGCAAGACAAAGACAAAGACTAATAAAAAGTTAAAGCATAATAAGAATTATAAGACTAATCAAAAATAAAACTTGACTACAACAAAAAAAAATAATTATCTTATTTGCATGTTAAATCAAAAAAGGAGATCAATATGATTCTTGAAATAATTGCATACTCAATATTTATTATTGTAATGTGGGAGTATTTTAAAAAGGTGATAATCGAATGGCTATCATAGTAAAATTAAAATTAGAAGAATTAGAATTGTTAATTGAAATAATGGAAAGAAATAGAATTGACAATGATAATGAAAATCAACTTCGGAACGATTTACGATCCATACGTGAACAAGTTGAAAATGAGAAAAAACGATTAGCAGAAGAAATGGCAAAAAGACCAAAAGAAGAAGTTAGGTTGATGCCAAATCCAACTTCTGCTGAACACATAGAATAAGGAGAAAAATATGGCTTTTGTAAACTTAAAAGACCTAAAGGCAAATGTCGGTGGGCAACTTAGATTAACTTTAAATTCAAGTGGTGTCTATGAACAAAAGGAATGGCAGGGTAAAAAGTTTAATACCTTTAAATACGATGTTCTACAAGATGGTCAAACAATGACTTTAGATGCTACTGATTCGTTAAAAAGAAAACTTGATCTTATTAAAACTGGAGATGACTTCTTGTTAAGTTGGGAACAATTTACTACTGATGAAGGGCAACTTCGTAATTATTGGAAAGTTGAACAGGTAAGCAAAGAATCTGCTAACCCTCAATTTGAAAATATTAAGAAAAGTGTTAATAAGTTTGAGCAACAACTTGAAAAAGATAAAGCATTAAAACAGCAAGTAAATACTACTAATTCAACTTACACCAATGGTGCAAGATTTGGTATGATATTTAATAACACTATTGAATTGTTCATAGCCAATGGAATGAAGTGGACAACTGGAGAATTTATTGATAACTTCAGGAGAGTTGAAGGTTGGGTTGAGGCTTGTGAAAATCCAAGTACAACACCATTAAATACACAACCTAATGAACCTATACCAAATGGTATCCAGGAAACAGTTGTTGTAAATGAGGACGATTTACCATTCTAATTAAGAGAAACAGGGGCAGCTACTTCTTATTTCCTTTTGAGATTAACATACCAAATAGTAGTTGTCCCTTTCTCCTTCTATGAAAACATTAGAACTATTTGCAGGAAGTAGAAGTTTTAGCAAAGTAGCTGAATCTTATGGCTTTTCTACTTACACTACCGACAATCAAGACTTTGATAGTATAGATCAAGTTTGCGATATATTTGATTTTGATCTTCAGAAAGCAATAGATAGTCTTGGTGGTAAACCTAATGTTATATGGGCAAGTCCACCTTGCACTACTTTTTCTATTGCAAGTTGTGGATATCATTGGAATAAAGACAGAACACCAAAAACTGAACGATGTAAACAAGGTATTAGAATAATACAAAAAACCATAGAAATTATAAAAGAAGTAAAACCAATGTTCTATTTTATAGAAAACCCAAGAGGATTATTAAGAAAGCAAGAAATGATGTATGAGTTTCCAAGACATACAATTACCTATTGTTCTTATGGAGATATGAGAATGAAGCCAACTGATATTTGGACTAACTTGGAATGGACACCAAGAAAGATGTGTAAAAATGGAAATAGAGAATGCCATCATCAACCAGCACCAAGAGGAAGTAGTACAGGAACACAAGGATTAAAAGGATCATACGAAAGAAGTCAAATTCCAGCAGATTTGTTTGAAGAGCTATTTCAGCAAATGGGAAATGCACAATTAAATGCTTTATTACAACTATTTGTGGAAGAAAATAGCAATAAATCAAAATAAAGCACTATTTACGGTGTTTAAACCACTTACTTCGGTCTGGCTTATGATTGCTTGTCTTTTGATGAGTTTTGCCCTTAAATAGGCATTTTAAGAAGAAAAATTTCTTATAATTGTTGTTCCAAATTGATCGCAACTCTGAAAACATTGTAAGCCGTTTCTGATACTTCTAATTTGTTATTTGTAAGGCGAACTGTAAAAAAAGTATCGCCATCTTCACTATATTCGAAAGTTTCCTTTTGTCCTTTTGCGTAATTATGCAAAGCCAATAATCTATTTTTGTTTGCTTGGCTTATATTTTCATAAACCAACTTTCTTTGTATTCTTAATGACTCGTGATTTGCAAAAGTAAAAGTTTTACCACCGATTGATTTCTTGGCAACTATGCCATCATAAGTTTGAGATACATCAGTTCCTATGTTTGGATTTTGTGTTGGCGTATAAGTTGGACTATCATCTTTAAAAACATTAGCATTATCACTATGCGTTGCAGCAGTTGTTCCATTGACACCTCTAACAACTGTTAATGTATTAGATGAAATATTAGTAATAGTCATTTCTTCACTACCGACTTTTATATTTTGATTAACTTCAAAGTCTGTTCCGTCATCAACACTAATAGATGTTGCAGATGTAGATGTTATAGCAGCAGCAAGATCAGAAGTGCTATCTGTATCTGGTGTTGTATCTACTCTGAATCTAACTCGTGCTAATGCCATAATTTAATTTACCTCTTTTTATATTTCTCTCAAAGACACTTTTAGACTACCTGGACTTCTTGTTATAGAAGTTGTGATAAATTTCTTTCCATTAAACGATTCTCCAAAGGGAGCAACTAATTGATTGTTGTGATTAAATTCACAAATATCTCCTACTTCCATTAAATAGAAAAAAGTTGAGTCGGTATTAGGATTTGCGTTTTTATTTGGAGAGCTATCTCCTGGATTTATTATTTCTGTTTCTACCAATATTTTTGGATTACCTTCTATTGCATTATAATAATTAGCATAACCATCATTTTTATTTCCAGAACCCATATTTAAGTTTGATGCACCAATAGAATCATTTAATATTTCTAATTCTTCTGTTGCTATATTTTCTTCACTTTGCACATTGTATTTACCTCTAGGATCGTTTGTTGTATCAGTAAATGTTTTTTCAAACAACAATTCATCATTAATAGGATTTCTTTGATATTTTAAAACTCTTTTTGTAATAAGTGAATCAAAGTCAGTTAAAGATATTTTAGTTCCTTTTATATCATCTTTGCTAATAGTATGATTTACTGATGGACTATCTACTAAAAATATGTATTGTGGACTTCCATCATTAGCTTTGAATCTAAATATAAACCCACCCTCTTTTTGTGTCTGCTCTAATACTTTTAGTAATTCTTTTTGTTTGTGTAAATAATAAAATACTGTCCAATTAGCTCTTGCTGTATTTAATGCAGAGTAGTTTTCAGGAGTATCAGTTATACCTGCAAACCTACGAATTAAATCTCTGTGCATTTGTGCAACATTTGTTACTGCATTTCCAGCATTGAAAGATTGGTCTAAACCATCTGCACCTGTATATAATTTTTTAATTGCAGTTACTGCACTTGAATTAGCAAGATTATCTGTATCTGTAATTTTCGTAGTTATTTCTAAAAAGAAATCAAAAGCATCAATAGTTACGCTACCAGCACTATCATTATTATCTTGAACATCGTGTGTGATTAAAAATTCTATTTCTACATCATCAGGTATTTGTCCATTTGCATTAGAAAATGTTCCTGTGCTTAATAAATCTATTGCAGAAGAATAAGCAGCAGTTCTATTACCAGTTTCGTTGTCAATAGCAACAATATTTCCACTACCACTATATGTTGGTTTTACTCTTAAAGTAGAAACAATAGTTCCACCACTATTTTCAGAATGATTAGAAACTCCCCATTTTACATACAATTTACATTCTTGTATTTCGTGTTCTTCTTTTGATATATCACTAATTTTAAATTTTAAACTATCTGTACCATCGCCTTGTGGTGCAGTAAAACTCCAAGTAGAAGAAGTTGATGCGTCATTGTCAGAAAAGTTTCCAGTATTAGATGGAACACCTGCACTAGGAGAAGTTATAGTAATGTTTTGTATAGGACGAATTAAATATGCTCTTTCTAAATCTAAATCTGTAAACAATACATTTCTGTTTGTATCGTTTGTTGCACCTTCATAATCATCAAAAGAATTATCTTGTGCATCATCTAATGGAACAAATACTGGAAATCCGTCAGAACTAAATAAATCTTTTATTGGATAGTGTAATCTACCATCTGTTACTGCTTTGTGTGCTAGGCAATTATATTGTCCATTGTTCAAACTATCTACCATAACTGGAAATACTTTTGCTGGACTATATTGCATAAACTTTGTATCGCTTGTATGTGTTCCAACAGAAGATGTTTGTGGTGTTCCAGATCCATAGAATATAGGAAAAAAGTTACCTGAATTACTCGAAAACTCTGGTATTTTCAAAAAATCTATTGGGGTTCGTGCAGATATTTCTATGTTTACTGTATCTTGATTTTGAATACTTACTGACTTCAATCTACCTGTATAAATTATATTCTCAAATCCACCTACTCTTGATTTTACAACGACATCTCTATTTATATATCTTCTTGTGCCACCATAAATTTCTGCTGCTAGTGTTGCGTTGCTATGATTGTCTAATGTTCCATTAACACAACTAATAGATATATTACCATTTTTAGAAGTAGATGCAACCAAGTCAATACTTTCTCGTATTGTAGGTGTGCTTGTTATTAATCCGTGATATTTGTCATTACTAACAACTCCTGGAACTACTTCTGCCGTAGCTAATCTAATAACTTGATTTACATTAAAGCTACTTGCATCGTAATTATGATTTCTAAATTCAAAAATCCATTCTTCTTTGATACTTGCACCTAAAGCACCATTGTAATCATTATTACCTGATAAAGCCATTACGCAAGATTTCTTTTAATTGAGTTTTCTATCTCTGGTAATAAATTATCTCTTACAAATTCTTGTGTGCCAATAACATTACCCATAATGTTTACATTGATAGAGCCACTACCCCCTGCATCACCAAAGTCTGGACTTGATAATGGAGTAATATCTACTCGTTCTCTACCACCAGGATTATCTCCAACCATAATCATTTGCTTACCACCAGTTATAAAAGAACCACCACGAGCAAATGCTGGTGCTTGTTGTTTGGATATAGTTGCTATTTGTGCAGCAGATAATGCCAACATACCTCCAGTTATTGCTTTAGCTCTTAAGGGTGCAGATTTGTCAAATAAACTTGCAGCTAAACCTGATTGTATTAACTTATTAATTGCTTCGGTAGTATCTATAATAACTCTGGATATTGACATAGCTTTTTGCAATTCAAATATTCTTTTTTGGTCTTTTGCAAATTTAGCTCGTACATCATCTTCCATAGTTTGTCTTTTTTCCATAGAAGCATTTCTAAACTTATCTGTTTTTCTTAATGCTTTTAATTCATTATCTACTCTTTGGTCAAGATTAGCTTTTTGCAAAGATATAATTTCGTTGAAAGAGTTCATAAATCCACCAACTAATTGGTCTTGAAATAATTGCTCAAACTCTAAAAATGATTCAAAAGCTCGTTCTAATTTAGATTTTTCTATTGATTCTACTTGTTCAGCTAAATCATCAGTAAATACTTGCAGTCCTTTAGCTATATCTTCATTACTTGGTAATAAACCTCTTGGCTGTAAGTCTATTGGTGCAAAAGCATCAATCATATCAAAACCTGCAAAAGCTGAAAACGGATCTTGTCCAAAAGCTTCACCTGCCTCAGCAACAGTTAATTCTGATATATTATCAAGCTCTTCTTTTAAGTTTTGTACTTGTTTTCTTGATTGTCTAACATTTCTACTAGCTAAAAATTTGATACCCATAGTAAATCTATTAAAACCTGTTCCTTGAAATATATTAAATACAGATTTAGCTTTTTCAAAACCTGATAAAGAAGTTTCTAGTTCTTCAAAAACCATACTTGCTTCTCTTCCTGGTTTTACAACCTTTCTTAAAGATTCTACACTTTTTTCTATAGGTTCTGATACATCATCATCTCTTGATATAGTAGGCATACCTAAAGATTTTCTTATCTCATCAATTTTTTCTATATCTGTTTTATTAATTTCATTGAGTGCTTCTGCCATTTTACCAAACAACCCTGTCATAGCTTCAACACCAGTTCTAAATGCACCACCAGTAGCAACATCTCCAACTGCTGCAGAAAGTCTTGAGAACGAGTCAGCTAAATTAGAGAATAAACCAGACATTGTTTTGGATAGTTTGTCAGTAGCACCTGCTACACCAACAGAAGGATCTGTAATAGTTTTTTCTAATGCTCTTCTAAATTCAGGTAATGTAATCTTAGATAAATCTTCTATACCTTGACTATCTCTTACTAATTGTAAAATACCTCTTTCTCTAAGAATATCTGCTGCACCTGCACCACCTGCAAAAGCTCTACCTAAAGCAGAAGCTGCTTCTGCTGCTGTTGTTCCCATAAACGCTGCTAAGTCTGCAACTGGTTTTATAAGTGATTCTGCGTCTGCACCAAATGCTTTTAATGCTGCACCTGCTTCTACTACATCTTCTAATTCAAATGGAGTAGTTGCTGCAATTTTATTAAATGTGTTAAATGCTTCTGTTCCTCGTTCTACAGAACCAAACATAGCATTCAATCGTACTTTTACTTTTTCAAATTGTGCAGATTTTTGTATAAACTTACCAACAGAGCCAGTCACCAAAGTAAAAGCAAAAGACATAAGCAATAGCTTACTACGAATAGTAGCAAAGGTATTAGAGAGAAGTCTATTATTTTTAATACCCAATAA